ACCAGCAGCAGTTGCAGTTGCAGCACCAGCATAATCTGGTGGTGGTGGAGCAGATCCGCCCTTACCTCCGCCATAAAATGTAAAATAATCATTTAATGCAGGCATAAACCATTTAAAATCTAACAATTTCATACTTTGTCCTTTATATATCTATCTTTAAGTTTTAACCACTTACATTCATCTTTAGACATGGTATAAACAATACCATCTCCATCTGGGAAATAGTCTTTAAGCAATGCTTCTCGCTTAAATCCTAAATGTTCATTTACTTTTTGAGCTTTTAGGTTAGCTGTAGATACTAACCCTTTTAATTGTTTTACTTGTAATGTATTAAACGGATAATCAAATATTGAAAAATAAAAGTGACGTGATACATGACGTGGATTGTCACATCTTGAATGAATAGCTATACTTGATCCTGTATAACCATCATACATTACACCTACTATTATTTCGTTATTATAAGTCTGTCCTATAGATTGGCAAATATGAGTCCATGATCCGCCAGCTTCTTGGCAAACCCATTCTCCTACATTTTGTCCTTGAATTATTATAGAACTGCACCCTTTTCAATAACTATATCTGTTGAAACCCATCTTACATCTAAGTTGTTAGATGCTGTAGTTACTACAGGCGCACCGTAATAGCCTACGCCATTAACACCTTGCCATTGTTGTAATACGTTTAAACCGCCACCCCATAATGCAGTATCCCATATTCCACTATCCCATGAGCCAATTGCTGTGGGTGTATAGTTAAGGATTGTAGTAGGTGAATCTAAATTAAAATCTATATTTATATTTACATAAATAGCAGGATTGCCAGATGTTCTAAAAATGGGCTTAGCCATTGTAAAACGCTTTAATTGACCTGGACTATCAAAAGACGAAAATGCTTGTAATGCTGTACCTGTAATATTACTACCATTATCAGCGTTTGTGTACCAAGCTCTACCTACATAATTAGATCCACCAAAATAAGGTTGATCGTTAAATAATTCCCAGCAATATGCAGTCCATCCTGTGTAATTACACCAGTTTGTAGTAATGGTATTCATAGCATACTGTGTAGTTTGTATAGGGTTAGGTACATTTAACCATAATTGATTTTCTTCTGGATAAAACATTATTTGCCATCCAAAAAGAGATCCGTAACTAGAAATAGCTTCTGATACAGCCCATTGGATTTTATCTGTAATAGCGACTCTAGGATCAAGCCTAGATGACTGTAATTCTGATGCTAATGGTGTAAGACCATCTTTACCTAATAATAGTAAATCACCACCGTATTTATACATACAACGAGTGCCTACTGGTGTTCCTAAATCCCATACACCTGCTAAAGCAAAGTCTGTATCAGGATCAGATCCTTTATATACGACTACCTGACCTTTAGATGTATAAACAGCATAGTAATCATCTACGCCATAACCAGCATCTATTGTCCATGTTGAGTGTTGAACTATAGAACCACCTTTATAAGCAAAAGAGCTTAGGTCTAATGATTTAGCTAATCCACCTACTGACAATACAGGTAAATACCATACTTTTAATGTATTAGTTTGTGTAAAAAATACTCTATTTTTAAATACTATTGGGTTATTTAATGTAGTGGTAGTAACGCCTGTAATAGCTGGTGTAGAAGCACCTGTAATGCTTGTCCATGTAGTACCATTATAAATATATGGTGTAGAAACACCATTAGCCATATAAAGAAATGATCCACCAGATGTTGTAATATTACAATATTGCCAACGTGAATTTCCTAAACTGGTAAGTAATGCTGCACCTACTGCACCAGAAGCGGTTACATCATAAACAGCACTATTAGATATAGCAAATAGCTTACCTGTTGTGCCACTTTCGTAGTTCATAAGAGTATCTACTTCAGCAGGTAATCCAGTAGCCCACTTAGTATAGCCTTTTCTTAGCTGTAACTCTGTAGTAGCAGGAAACCAGTTATTTAGATAGACTGCATCTGTTACAGGCATATCACTTAAACTATCTCTGGCGTTCCATCCACCTACCGGTGCTGGTAATGATACGCTTCCTGATGATTGTTTTTTTACTGGAAACATTAATTATAATCCTTAAATGGACTTAATCCTTGTGATCTTCTTAAATCTGCAAATTCTTGTGCTTTTTGTCTAGCAGATGGTGTAATGTTTTGCTTTTGAACAATCTGAGCTAATTCATTTGCATTTAATGTAGGAACAATAGATGGAAAATCACCCTTGTTATCTGCCATAGAAAATTCTGTCATATCTTGACCTTTTGAGTTTTTATGAACACCCATCCAGCCTGTAGTTTTAGGCATCATTTGACCACCATAAGAACCATTAGGATTTTGATATGCTCTTAATCCATAAGGATTAGGATAATCACCTACATTTAATCCACCTTGTGATGGTTGTGCGCCTTGTAATAATTGTGCTAATTTTAAAGTGTAGTTATCCATGACTACTGTCCGTAATTAGCGTCAGGTATATTTTCAAATCCGATTAAGATTGATCCAGGTACTGGAGCAAAGCTCAATGTAGCTGAACCAGAATCGTTAGCTTTAGCGAATGATAATTGTTGTAAATAATCTCTTGTAAATGCTGTTGAATCAAAACCTTTAATTTCAAAGTATTTCTTTTTCAAAGCTGTAACCATTAAACGATCAGGAAATATACAAGTATCTGAGTCTGCTAAGAATGATGATTGCGTCACTCCTGCTGTGCTTGTAGCCCATTGGTTACTCATGTATTCAAAGCCTAAATACTCATCTGTATTCATGGCAGGCCATACTTGGAAATATCCACCTAAAATTCTGTAACGTATTCTAGGGCCTGTTGAAATATAACTAGACTTTAAGAATTGCCATTGTTGAGCATCTGTAGGGCCTAACATTTCCCAGCGTTTAGACTTGTCGTAATGTGTACGATCTATTTGTCTATCCCAATCACTTGGTAATGGGTATTTAGCTTGTGAAAAGTAAAGTGTATATACACCGCTTGTTGTTGCGGCTTGTGATAATGTAAGTGTATGTGCGCCTGTAACAGTATTAACATAAGTATCTTGATTGATACCTGTACCTGTTACAATATATAAGTTACTTAACCCTGTGGTTAATTCTACAGTTGTCACAGATGTAGAATTTGCCACAAGAGTACAAGTAAGTGTTGTATAGACTGTATAAAAACGGTATTCTTTGTCTAATGCTTCCCAGTTATGATCTCTTTGAATCTCATAGCCTACTGAGTTTATTAGAGCATAAATCTGAACAACATCCGCTGCAGAGTTACCTACTACTTGTGTAGGCTGAGTTAAACCCATTTCACCTGTAGCTTGCTGAACGAGTTGCAATAGAGTTGATGCCATTTATTAGTCCTTTTTAGGTTCTTTTGTTTCGGCTTTGACCTCAGTTTTATCTTCTGATTTAGCTTTAGCTTCTACCATTTTTGCTAATCTAGTCATTTGATCTTTAAGATCAGCAATTTCTTGCTCTCTTAATTTAAGTTCTTCTGACTGTCTTTGTACAAATGATGAATCTTTTGCGTTTTCTAAGAACGCTATAGCTTTATCTCTTAAAGCTAATGGTGACATACCTGCTGTCATACCAATAGCCATAATTTGTTGATCTGAAGCTGCTGCCACTTGTTCTACTGTGTAGAACTTGAAGTGTTTTAATTCTGTCGCTTGTGCTGCGTTAAGGATAGGCCAATCTCTTAATATTGTGCCTTGCACGTTATCAGGATTGTTATTGCCATCCGCTTTTTCGTTTAAATACATAGCCCATTGTGTTGGGAATCTGGATTTATGTCCATTATTGACAAATGTTTCAATAATGCTTGTTTGATTGCCTGGAACTTCAATTCTAACAAAGTCAGCCATGTAACTAATTGGTCTGCCTTCTTTATTGGTTAGAAAATCGTTTTGCATTTCTTTACTATAAAATCTTACTGCTAGTGCGCCTGTGTCTGACATTTAATTCTCCAAAGTAGTTTGGTTTGTCAAGCCTACTCACCATGAATAGACTTGAGAAACCCCCCTATTGCTAGGGGAGTACTTATTACTATACTGAAGCCTTGCTAAACCAGCCATAGTCACCAGTTACCATGTCGTAAGCTGGAGATGTGTAAGCACCACCTGAAGCTGTGACAAGAAACGTAGTAGCATTAACTGTACATGCAGTTGTTGAAGCTGTGATTGAAGCATTAGCTTTACCAAATACATATCGTAGGCCATCTGATCCCCATACTTGAACACCAATTAATTGGTTTACAGGGTAACCTAATGCAATATTTGCAGCTGTTACTGTGTTACTTAAATCAATTCCCACTAAAGGGGTTACTGAAAAAGCCATGTTATATTCTCCCTTTAATTAAGCTGTTAGGACACCGTTAAATTGTGCGCCTGAAGCAGTAAGATTACCAGCCCAGCCGATTAATTTAACAATAGCGTCTTGATTTACAGATTGACGTTCACCACCGATTGGCACAAAGTTTCTGTCTTTGTGTGGGCGGAAGAAAATGTAGTCTGTGTTTAAGAAATACATGTGGTTAGCTGGTTCTTGCGCACCAATACCGCCACCAAGTACCACGTCAGCAGATGTACCGCCACCGTAGAATTTGAGTGAAGCGAAACCTGAACCGGCCATTTCTGGATCAGTTACACGTTGGATTGCTTGTAAGCTATTTACATATAGATTGTAGTAGTTATTGTCAGCAACAATTAAGTCAGCCTTATCAGTACCACGAACTAGCTTGATAGCTAATTGAGTCATGTAAGATTGAATGTTAGCTGCTGATACTGCTGAGCCACCGTTAGTTACGCCAGAGAACGCTTGGTTTCTCCAGAATGACCATGTAGCACGATTGATACCACCGTAAGTACCGCTTGATGGTGCATCTGCAACTGCTGCAGCTAAACCAGTAAGGTTCTTACCACCGTTACCAGTACCGTCACCATAAAGGTCAAGGTTGATACGGTTAGATAATTGTGCTTCTGCTACTTTGATACGACCTTCTAGTAAATCAATGATTGCTTCTTTACCAGAATTTTGTAACATTTCAAGACCAGAGATAGTAACTGCTGAAGCGTATTGAGCAATACTGAATTGCGCTGCAGAAATTGGGCTATTAGGTGAAATGTTTAATGTTTCAAAGCCACTATATGAGTTAGTGTTGTTTGTTGAAGTGTCATTGTACATGATTTCTTCAAGAATTACGTTACCGCCTGAAAATGGGCGTACGTTACCTTTTGACTTCAATTTTAATAGAAGCGGATTGTTGTTAGTTACGTTGTCAGCTAATTCACCAGAACGAGATTGAATGGTGGTAGCGATAATGTCACTAACTGAAGAATTGGCAAATGCCATAGTAAAACTCCTTTGTTAGTTTAATTAAATATTT